GAAATTAAAAGCATCAATATGCTTAATTGTTACATCAGTGTTTCCATCTGCAGCAGTGTTAATTGAACCTACAGCAGTTACTAATGCGGTAGCACCACATTCGAAACGAACTACATCGTTTACAGTTAACATACAGTATTCCTCAACACCAGTAGATGTTGTATCACTTTGAATCTTAAGTGTTCCTACAGTTCCAACTGTAGCATTAACAGCATAAGCTACATCAATTCCAGCAGGAGACTTGTAACGTTGCATGATTTTCCACTCGAAAGAGTTTCCACCAATTACTTTTTCAGAAGCACCAAATCCTAGGCGTTCTAGTAAGTACGTCATAGAGTAGCGAGGATACAATTCAATGATTTTCTTCGCAATCTCAGGGTACTTTAGCATATTATTTACAAGGGAGTTATCCGCTGTGTTATATGCTGGGTCATATTTTGCATTATAAACCTTCATTTTGTTTTTTTTAAAATTTAATTATTTTTTAACTAACCTATTATAGATTTTAACCTAAAAACGCCTTAGCATCGAATCCCTCAGACTTTGTCTCGAATGAATTACTACTTCGTGTTGTTTTACTTGGAGCTGTAATATTGTCAAGAATAGAAGATTTCCCTTGTTCAACGCCTCGCGTTTTCATCATCTTGAAAATCTTGTTCTTGTTCTTCCAAAGAAAAGCAGCCTCAGCAACATTGGCGTGAGTCTCGAATATCTCTTTAGAAAAATCTCCTTTTGTTATATAACCGTATAATTCTTTTTTATCAGCATTGGACACCTTTCCACCAAAAAACTCTTTCTTACCCTTAATATGGCCTTGTAAGTCTTTTCTAGCTTGTTCTTGTCCTGCTCGTTCTTCTTGTTCAGATGAAACCTTAGCATTTTTAAGCTTGTCTCTTTCTGAGCGAATGTATTTTTGAAGCTGTTGTCTTATTTGGGTTGCTTCTCTTTTTAATAATCCAGAATCCTGTAATCTTGATACAGTATCTGTAATATACTCCTCATCATAGTTAGCTGCTTCTAAATCAGCTTTAACTAATGCTGCGTCATCATTTTTTAAGAACTCTTGTAAGTTATTTATAGCGTCATTGTCCTTTACAGGGTTAGCCATCATATCCTTAACTTGGGAAACGAACTCTTCTCTAGTTTTCGCATGAACTCCTAGTTCTTCTCCGACCTCATTCCAGTCAAAACTCTCTTTAGGTTTTTCTGCAGAATCCCAATCTTCGTCAGTTTTCTCTTCTTCGATTTCCACTACAGGTTCTTCTACCTTTGCTTCGACCTCGATTTCTCCCCAACTGAATGAGTCTGAATCATCCTCTTCTGCAACAACCTTATCGGTTGTCGTATCTATAGGAGTATCTTCGACTGTTTCTACTTCTACTTCCTTAGCTATCAAGGGGGTAGGGGATTCTTCAATCTTGTCTACCTCTTTAGCTGTGTCAGATGAAATGAATGCTGTTGCATCAAAACTACTGTCCTTACTTTCAGCTTCTAATTGCTCTATAATGTTGTTTGCGCCTGCCATGCCTTGCTTTTTAGTTTCTACAAAGATATTAAATTATTTCTTTGCATTTGGTTGGTTAATATTTCTATGTGACTCGTTATCATTCATTTGGTCTTGTAAGTCTGCTTTTGCAGCTTCTAATCGAACTTTATTTTCTTCTTTTAGTAAATCAGAAGATTGTTTTTGTTCAGTTTGAATTTCCGCAACCTCAATCCTAGAGTCAGCACCTATTTGAGCGATTTGTATTTTATTTAACAACTCTGCTTCTTTCTGTTGAGCTTCAATTTTTGATTTCTGAGCTTCTTGTTCTTGCATCATCTGTTGTTGCTGTGCTTGTTGTTGTTGCATTTGTTCTTGCATTTCCTTCATTCCGTCTAATCCTCTTTCTAAAACAACTTCAGCTTCAGATAGACTTTCAGTCTTAAGAACTTTAATAGCATCTAATAAAGATAAATTACCACTCTGTAGTGCTTGTGCAGACATCTCTTGAACCATTTTCCTCATAGCATCATCTTTACCAGAATCTCCTATAAATATACCATAGTCATTTAATGCAATATCAGGTAATACATTTAAGAACTTAAATCCACCATCTCCTAATACGTAACCTGCCTTCTTTCCTTCAGACCAACTTATCTTCATAAGATTACAAAGTCTTTCGAATACCATTTTCTTCACTTCATTGTGCTGGTGAAACCAACCCTTTGTAGATAAAGAAGATTGTACTACAGAACGCTGAACATTACCAACATACTCATACTGAGATATAGCACCCTCTCTTTGAGGTGATACTCCAGATATTTGTCCTGCAGTTTGCTCAAGCATAAGCTTAAGGTTTATTAATTGCTGTACTGAGCTAGATAAAGTAAAATCTACCTGCTGGAATTGATTAAACTTAGTAGCATCTCCACCTTCTTGCATACTATTGATAGGTATTACCCCATCAGTCTTCAAGTGATACATTACAGTCTGCATATCCATACCAATATTAGTAGGTAATTGTGCAACGTCATATATAACAGCTTTACCACCAGCTCTAGCCAATGTAAGTTCTATATGGTAATGTACAATGTTATAGAGCATTTGTGTATGGCGTAATAAATCAACTAATGACTTACTATTACCAGTTGTGTGGTTATGTATACATCCAGCATAAGAAAGAGGTGTACTACCTGCATCATCCACTGAACGAACCTGATTAGGTCGTCTTCTACATTGAACCCATACTTGACCAGCTATCTCTGTAGCTTCCCATACATCGTCTACGAAAATACTTTCCATTTTCTCGTTTTTACGAGATTTATAGTCGGTCTTTACGATTTTTTTAAATGGAGTCTTAGGGTCGTGTTTGTTTTCTGAAACTTTGTATTTAAGTTCTTTAATAGACTTCCATTCAGCAGTAACAATACGTAATCTTACGCCTTTGTTCTCTGAGTAGTCCACCCAATCAAACTCACTATTGAAATTAGACAATCCCTCGTTACTATTAATAGCACCAAGCTCTTCTAACTTCTGTATATCTTTAGGTTCTAAATCATCTCTATACTCATCTATAACTTCATTAACAGTAAGCCATCTTTCTTCGGCTGCCCATTGAGCGTCCTCTAAGTAATCGCTTTGTACTGTCTTGTCCCAGATAAGGGTTCTAGGGTCTACTCTTCTTGTAAACGGGTCTCCGTTTTTGATATACACCTTGTAGAATACCTTACCTGTAACTAAGAAGTCTCTCAGTCCATCTCTGAACGTATCTTTAAGTCTGTATCTATCAATAAGGTAATCTAACCCGTCCTGACAAACCTCTTCTATAAGCTCCTTATACTCATAACGCATATATTCATCTATGTCGTCTGGTATAGGGAATTTATCGTTTTCAGTTTCAGCTTCGACTCCAAACTTCTCTTTGAACTCGTGCTTTACTTCTTTCAATAGTTTATTTACCACCATAGAGACCTTAAAGTTCTCTTTTCTTATAGCAGCTTTTTTATTTATTGATTTAACTTTCTTATCTAAAGGTCTTTCTCCATCTTCATTAACTAATAAGTCAATCTTAGTAGATATTAAAGGGAAGTTTGCTAATTGCGCAGGATAAGGTATTCCGTACTGGTCTGTTATGTATTCATAATCAGCAGCATTTAAATGACCATTATAGAGATTATAATTAGCTATATCTTTTTCTCTACCCGAAAGTTTAGATTCAGGACCACTACTATTACTACCAACATACTTAGTAATAGCTTTTAAGTTTTCTTTACACCATTCTAAATCTTTTTCGCTGTCGGATATAGACTGTCTTGGAAAAGAGTATTTTTTTAAACCCATAGTTTTTTTATTCTTTATACGGTACTAGCCTACCATTTTCTCTACGGTAGTATACGAATCCTAAGTTTTTTTGTTCTGACTCCCCAAATTTAACACTTTTTTCGTAAATGTCAATGTCATGTATAAGACACAACCCAAACGCAATAACCCTATCCGTATTTCGTACTCTATAGTTAGCTAATTCATCTAATAAGTCAATGAAATATATGTCGTCACAGTTTTCTTCTACGTATTTCTGTAGGTATTGCTCCATCACAGCCTTAGTATGCTTGTTCATTT